GGTTCTGGTACTTTAAGCTTTGGTAATGCTGGTATATCAGCAGGAAAGTCTATTGCTTTTGCAATGGTTTTCGGTTAAAATTAACAAGGAGAAAAAAATATGGCAAATCCAAATATAGTATCAGTAAATTCAATATACGGTAATTCAACCGGTTTTGCATTAACAACTACACTTACAAATGTTCTTGTAGCTAATGCTACAGCATCGGGAAAAGTTTATAAAATAGATTTAGTTCAAGTTGCAAACGTAACTTCAGCTTCTGCTAACGTAACAATAAAATTACACACTGCTGCTAATGGAACAGCAGGAACTTCTTATTCTTTAGCTAACGTAATTGCAATACCTTCAAGTGCTACATTACAAGTAGTTAATAAAAATAGTTATTTTTATTTAATGGAAAATCAATCTATAATTGGTGGTGCTTCTGCCAATACTGCTTTAGAGTGTGTTATAAGTTACGAAGATATTAGTTAGGAGAATTAAGCTATGTCAAATGGCGGAATTATAGGCCCTACACAAACACCAACATTATCAAATTTAATTACATCATTTACTGCGCCTGGAACTTTTACAAAATCAGGTGCTAATTCTACTGGAACTGCAACTGTATTAGTTGTAGCAGGAGGTGGAGGAGGCGGTGGAAAAACAGCAGCATCTGGTGGTGGAGCTGGAGGATTTAGATTAATTACAGGTCAAACATTACCAGCAAGTGCTGTACCAGTTACAGTTGGAGGAGGTGGAGCAGGAGGAGCTCCTGGTGGACCAGCAGGTTGTGGTAATGGAACTAAAGGTACAAATTCAACTTTTGCAACAGCAGCAAGTCCAATTAGTGCAACAGGAGGAGCAAGTGGTAGAGCACCATTAGGTGTAGGACCAGTCGCTCCAGCGACAGCACCTGGATTACCAGGTGGATCTGGAAGTGGTGGAGGAGTTGTTGTTAATGCTGGAGGAAGTAATGCCGCAGGAGCTGGAAATGAAGGTGGTTATTCACCAGTAGAAGGTTATGCAGGAGGAACTGGTACAGGTCACTCCGCAGGTGGTTCGGGTGGATCCGCTGGAGCAGGAGCTAGTGCAGGTGGAGGATGTAATGGACCTGGAGTAGGTGGTAATGGAACAGATGTAACTCCAACTTTTGGAGCATCTCCTCAACCTTTTTATGGACCAACTTCTGGAGTATATGCTGGTGGTGGTGGATCACATTGGATTAATATGCCTATATCATCTAGAACGCCTAGGGCTCCAGGAGGTGGAGGACAAGCTGGAAGTTATTATAATCCTACTGCTATTGCAGCTACAGATGCTTTAGTTAATACTGGTTCTGGTGGTGGTGGAATGGGTTTTGTTTGCGCTGGCGGAGCTGGAGCAGGTGGAATTATTTTAGTTTTAGAACCAAATTCAAAAGTTAATGCACCTGGAGTTTGGGATTTAAATGATGCTTTTGCTTATAAAAAAGCAGGGACTTGGAGTTAAAATATGGCACATTTTGCTGAAATAAGATCTGACAATAATATTGTATTAAGAGTCATCATTGCTAATGATGAAGATATAAAAAACAATGGTGGCGAATATACTTCTCAATCAGAACAATGGGCTAAAAATAATTATCCAAATGATCCGCTTATTTTAGAAGAATTAGGTGGAACTTATCCACAAACTTATTGGAAACAAACTTCTTATAACACACGTTCAGGTAGACATATATTAAATGGAACACCAAAAAGAAAAAATTATGCAGGTATAGGAATGTTTTACGATTCTCAAAAAGATGCTTTTTATTGGCCTAAAAAATTAAATTCATATGTATATAATGAAGAAATAGGTCAATTTGAAGCTCCTGTAGCTAAACCAACTATCTATCAAATAAATAATAAGCCGGTTATTGTAGATTGGAATGAAGAAAATTTAAGATGGGAGGGAATTGTATTAAATCTTATTACTTCTGAAAATAATTCAGCTCCTTATACTAGTTATTATTGGAATTCTGACAATTTATCTTGGATAGAAATATAGACATCTATTAAATAATAATATATTATTTATTTAGAAATGATTAAAGTTATAGAAAATTTTATACCAAAAAATTTACAAAATCATTTTGAAGCAATATTAAGCTCAAATAGATTTCCGTGGTATTTTCAAGAATCAGTCACTAATAATTTTACATTAAATAAAAAAAATTACAAAGACAGTTCTTTTTTTACACATGTTTTTCATAGAAATGATAACGAAGGATATTCCGATCTTAATTTAATAGAAAAATTTGGTGTTATTAGATATTTTGCAGAAGAAAAATTAAATATATCAATAAAAGAAGTTGTTAGATTACAATCTAATTTAAATTTAAAAAGACCTGATTTTAAAGATTCAGAACATCACGGAATTCATGTAGATGAAACACCGCAAGCAATTTCAAAAAGTTTATTATATTATGTTAATGATTCTGATGGAGATACTTATTTTTATTCGAAAGATGGAAAATTATTAAAAAGAATTACACCTGTAAAAGGAACTGCTCTTTATTTTAATTCTAATTTTTTTCATGCTTCTAGTCCACCAAGAAAAACAAATAAAAGAATAGTTATTAATTTTGTATTTAATATATGAAAGTATTAGGTGTAAATATTTCTCACCATGCTTCTTCTGCGTTTTATGATGGTAAATTAAAACATTACTATGAAGAAGATAGATTTAAAAAAATAAAATATTGGGAACCTTCAAAAGAAGATTATTATTACAATACAATAAATAAATTACTAAAATTAAAACCTGATATTATTGTTTATGCTTCTTATGATAGAAATTATAGGAGGCATAAAAATTTTATTTTTACAAAAGATGAAGAATTAATTAATCTAATACATAAACAATCTAAAAAAATAAAGTATTTTTTTAATCCAGATTATCATCATATTTATCATGCTACATGTGGTTTTTATTTTTCAAAATTTAATGAAGCTATTTGTATTGTAATGGATGGAGGTGGTTCACAACCTACTTCTCATAGTTATCAAGAAATGAATAGTATCTATGTTTTTAATAAACAACAAATATATTTAAAATATCAAATGCAATCTAATATTAGATTTTGTATGGGGGGAGACAGAGAAAAATATTCTGATTACACTAAAGATGTTAAATATGGAGATATAGATATTCATTTTTGTTCTAAATCAAATCCCCCCTATAAGTTTGGAGATTTATGTTTAGATTTTGGAATGAGTCCAGGTTATGATTCTGGTAAAGTAATGGGTTTATCTAGTTATGGATATTCTAAAAAGAAATATGATTTAGATTATAATAAAGTAAAAAAAGCAAAAAAATTACAAGAAAAAAGTTTTGAATATACATGTAATTTAATAGATAAAGCATTGTCTTATTCAAATATTAAAAACATAGTATTGTCGGGTGGTTATTTTTTAAACTGCGTTAATAATTTTAAATATGTAAAAAAATATCCCCAATTAAACTTTTTTGTAGACCCTGTGGCACATGATGGTGGCACTGCTATTGGATCTGCTATATTTTATAATGATTATTACAGATATTAATAAAGCGGTTGATTTATTATTAAATCAAAAAATTGTTGCTTTATTTCAAGATCATAGTGAATGGGGACCAAGAGCTTTAGGAAATAGATCTTTGTTATTTGATCCCAGAAATATTAAAGCTAAAGAAATTGTAAATAAAATAAAACAAAGAGAATGGTGGAGACCTTTTGCTGGAACAATATTATTAGAATATGTTCATGATTGGTTTGATATTGGATCTTTAAAAGAATCTCCATATATGTCTTTTGCCGTACTAGCAAAAGATAAAGCTAAAAAAGAAATACCATCTATTATCCATGAAGATAATACATGTAGAATACAAACATTGTCTTATAAACAAAATCCAAAATTTTATGAATTGATTACTAAATTTTATAAAAAAACTAATGTTCCAATTTTGTTAAATACATCATTTAACTTAGCAAAAGAACCTTTAGTTGAGACTTTACTAGATGCTAAAAATGTTATACAAAGATCAGAGTTAGAATATATATACTACCCACAATGAATTTAAATAATTACTATTATTATTTTAAAAAAGCTATTCCAGAAAGAATATGCGATGAAATTATAAAACACGGAAACCAACAACGGGAAGAATTAGCAGTAATAGGTGGTTTTACTAAAAATAAAAATCTTACTAAAGAAGAAGAAAAAATTTTAAAAAAAACTAGAAATTCAAACGTAGCTTGGCTAGATGATAAATGGATATATAATGAAATTATACCTTATGTTAATCAAGCAAACAAAGACTCAGGTTGGAATTTTCAATGGGACACTTCAGAAGTGTGTCAATTTACAAAATATAAATTAAATCAATATTATCATTGGCATTGTGATAGTTTTCATTCTCCCTATAATACCCCAAATGATTTGACAAAACACGGAAAAATAAGAAAATTATCTGTAACAGTTTCATTGTCAGATCCAAAAGAATATAAGGGAGGAGAACTTCAATTTGATTTTTATAATCAAAAAAAGAAAAAAAATATAGTAACTTGTAAAGAAATATTTGAAAAAGGATCTTTAGTTGTATTTCCTTCTTTTGTATGGCATCAAGTCAGACCTGTTACAAGAGGAACAAGATATTCACTAGTGATTTGGAATTTAGGAAGTCAATTTAGATAAAATGGAAACTAAAAAAAGAACAATAGTTAGAATGATAACTTATAGAATAACTGCTTTAATATTTACTATTATATGGACTTATATTTTTACAGGCAATCTTTTAAATTCAGCGGGTTTTGCAATAGCTTTACATTTTTTATTAAGTATAGATTATTATATTCATGAAAGAATATGGTTAAAAATTAAATGGGGTTTAAAAAAATGAAAAATATAATTGTTGTAGGTGGCGGCTCTGCTGGGTGGATGACAGCCTCAACTTTAATAAAAGTATTTCCTAATTATAATATTTCTCTAATTGAGTCACCTAATGTACCTACAGTTGGTGTTGGAGAGAGTACAATTGGAGGTATAAAGAATTGGGCTACTTTTTTAGGAATAGATGATAAACATTTTTTAAAACACACTGATGGTAGTTATAAATTAAGTATTAAATTCACGGATTTTTATAAAAAAGGAGAAGCTTTTCATTATCCATTTGGAGCACCTTTTACTTCTGGGAATAAAGCAGATCTTAATGATTGGTGGTTTAAAAAATTTCTTTATCCGAAAGTTCCTTACTCAGATTATGTAGATTGTCATTATCCTCAAATGGCATTGGTTAATCAAAATAAATGTTTTTATAATGAATTAGGTTTTTTACCTTTTGATTTTAAAAAAGACACCGCTTATCATTTTGACGCATCTAAATTTGCAACTTGGCTTAAAGATAACTATTCAATACCAAAAGGTGTAAAACATATTCAAGAAGATATTGTTTCTATTGAACAAGATGAAAATGGAATAAAGTCATTAAATAACAAATACACAGCTGACTTATATATAGATTGCACTGGCTTTAAATCTTTATTATTAGGAGAAACTTTGAAAGAACCTTTTGAATCTTATGCAGATTTACTTCCTAACAATTCAGCTTGGGCTACACGAATGCCTTATAAAGACAAAGAAAAAGAACTTGTTGGTTACACAAATTGTACTGCAATAGAAAATGGATGGGTATGGAATATTCCATTATGGTCAAGAATAGGCACAGGATATGTTTATTCAGATAAATTTATAGATGACGATAGCGCATTAAAACAATTTAAAAATTACTTAGGAACAGAAGAATTAGAGTTTAAAAAAATAAAAATGAGAGTGGGTATACATAAAAGATTATTTGTTAAAAACGTATGTGCAATAGGTTTAGCAGCTGGATTTATAGAGCCATTAGAAAGCAATGGACTTTTTTCAGTGCATGAATTTTTATTTAATCTTATTAAAAATTTAAAAAGAGATAAAATATCTCAATGGGATAAGGATAATTATACTTTTCAATCAAAAAAATTATTTAGGAATTTTGCAGAATTTGTAGCATTACATTATGCTTTATCTCAAAGAGAAGATACTGAATATTGGAAACATAACTTTAATAAACAATGGGAAGAAAAATTAATTAATTTAAACCCTTCTATGTTAGGGGGGTTTTTAGAAGCGGCTATTTTAAAAGATATTAGATATCATTTTAGTAATGGAGGAGGATTTCATTGTATAGCGGCAGGAATGCATTGGGGACCAACTAATATTGAATCTATTATATATACAAATGTACATGAAACATTAAGTAATTTTAAAAAAAACGTATTGCCTAGTATAAACAAAATGAATTTGCGTAAAAAATCTTGGGAAAAACTAGTTAAAGAAGAAACTAGTTTATTTGCTTTCCTTTCAAAAAACATATATAAAGATTAAATGGAAGAAGAGATTATAAAGACAGAAATTTATTTTCAAACACCTATTTATTTAGTCGATATACCACAATGGGTTAAACCTATTAATAAAATATCTGATAGGTATATTAAAAAAGCAATTAAAAATAATAAAAAATTAATAAAAGAAAGAGAAAAATTATATAAGAAAAAAATAAATGATTTTGGTTTAACACATCATTCAGAGCCTATGTTTATAGATCCTGAAATGAAAACTTTTACAGACTATGTGTCTGGGTTTTCATATAAACTTTTAGATCATCAAGGATTTGATATGTCTTCTTATAATTTAATATGGAATGAATTATGGGTACAAGAGTTTTCAAAAAAAGGAGGCGGATATCATAATAATCATATTCACTCAAATAACCATATTTCAGGTTTTTATTTTTTAAAATGTTCGGATAAAACATCTTATCCAATATTTCATGATCCAAGACCTACTAAATTAATGTCTCAATTAAGACAAAAAGATGAATCACAAGCAACATTATCTAGTGAAAAAATTAATTTTAAAATTTCACCTGGTACATTAATAGTATTCAACTCTTATTTGACTCATGAATTTGTAATGGATGCAGGAATAGAACCCTTTAGATTTATACATTTTAATCTACAAGCAATACCAAAACTATGAGTTTTAAAAAAAATAAATATATAATTTTAAAATCAGTTATAAATTTTGAATTAGCAGATTTTATATATTCTTATTTTTTATTAAAAAGAAAAGTTTCCGAAACATTATTTAATACTAAATATATTTCTCCGTTTACTGATTATTTTGGAATATGGAATGACCAACAAGTACCAAATACTTATTCTCATTATTCCGATATTGTAATGGAAACATTATTATTAAAAGTTTTATCCGCTATGGAAAAATATACAAAATTAAAATTAAATCCAAATTATTCTTACGCAAGAATCTATAAAAAAGGAGATGTTTTACATCGCCATAAAGATAGATTTAGTTGTGAAATATCTACTACATTACATTTAGGTGGAGACCATTGGCCAATATATTTAGAACCATCTGGTAAAGAAGGCCTAAAAGGAGTTAAGGTATTATTACAACCGGGTGATATGTTAGTTTACCGTGGAAATGAATTAGAACATTGGAGAGAACCTTTTGAGGGTGAAAACTGTGGTCAAGTATTTTTACACTATAATAATATTGAAACTAAGGGATCAAAAGAAAATATATTTGATGGAAGGCCGCATTTAGGACTTCCAGCTTGGTTTAAAAAGTGATATAAAATCTCTTTTAATAGAGGTTTTATGCCCATAACCAAAGTAAAATTTCCACGTCCCGGTATCAACAAACAAGATACACTATACGGAGCCGAAGGCGGTTGGACTGATTGCGATAATATGCGATTCCGTTATGGAATCCCTGAAAAGATAGGTGGCTGGCAAAACGTTTCACCTCCATTTCATCTTATTGGTGTTGCTAGAGATATTCATAATTACACAGATTTAGATGGAAATTCATTATCTGCTATTGGTACAGATAGAAAATTGTATATTTATTATGATAACAATTTCTATGATGTAACTCCTATATCTACTACTAAATCTGCTGTATTTACTTTTACTTCAGGAAGTACACTTGTAAATGTTTCATCTACTTCTAATGGGTGTATAGCGGGAGACTTCGTAACTTTTTCAACTGTGTCAGGATCTACTATTACAAATATTACTGATACTGAAATGCAACAAGAGTTTGAAGTTTATGATACAGTAGATCAAAATAACTTTTTAATTGATGTAGCTGAACTTGGGACACCGGGATCATCTGGAACTAAAACAGCTGCTGCTGCCGCTTTTCAAATTAATGTAGGAGCAGATACAACTCAATTAGGAGTGGGTTGGGGAGCTGCCGCATGGGGATTCTCTACTTGGGGCACAGCAAGACCAACAGGAGTTATAACTCAAAATCCAAGAATATGGGCTTTAGATAATTGGGGAGAAGATTTAATTGCAACAATTATTGGTGGAAAAACTTATTACTTACAAACAAGTACATT